TAGAAGACCACGCCTTACCACTTGGAAATACAATTTTACATGCTGCCAATCCACCTGCCATAATAGGCGACTCACTAGACGCAAACTCTAATTCAACTTCAATTTCCCCAGGATCTACTAAATCACCTGGTATATATGCATGCCAATCAGTAGTCTCCATGTGTGATGCCTCTACAGAAATTCTAGATTCTCCTGGACCTCGTACAGAAAGCAATTTAGACGTAAGCCCCGCAAATGTTAATACTGTTCCTGTACCTACATCAGCCATTATTTATTACTCCCTATTAAATATTATATCTAATATTATACAACAGTCTCATTAACCGCAAAAATATAATCTTGTACCACCATATGTGTACCAGTACCCTTTGCGCTTATAGGCCCTATAAAATCATCTTGTTCGCTGTCTAATGACAAGTGTTTAATAGTAACCGTATTTCCGCCACTAGAAGCACCAATATAATGTAAGCCCATATTACCCCAGTTTTCCATAATAACTCTAATTTGCTCTGCAAGAGTTTTAACTACTTTATACTTATCAGTATAAATATTAAGCTGAATACTTGGTTTCATCAAACCAGAAACGCCCTCTAAATGATGATAATGTTCTGTATTATCTCTTGTATATACTACATAAGGTAACGCAGCATCTTGCGGCGCAAAATTAGGAAACAATCTTGTATTTATAGTCGCGTAAATACTACCACTTGTACTAGTAAGTAAATTATACACAAACAATTCAGGAGGTTGTATTGCCACTACAATTGTTCCTTAGCGTTTAGTACCATTTCATGATGTATTTCATCAATAGTTCTTACGCCTAATATATCAAATGTACGTCCATCAAACACAAACTGCATACGCGGTGTTATGGTACTATTATACCGCATATGCACTTCATGCGTTACTTCCGGTATAACTTCTTGTGCATTAAATAACTCTACACCTATTAAAGGCGACACACTTCCCCACAGAGTAACTGCCACTCCAGTAGAAGTATTAACCTGCTCACCAAAAGTATCTTGTGTAGTCCCAAGCGAATGAAAAGCAAGTCTATGTCTCAACTTGCCTGCTTGCATTATTTATTCTTTTTATTTTCTTTTTTATTTGTTTTAATATCAGGAATAGTCTCAATAACTGTAGCTGTCTTTTCTACAGGCATTTCATCTTCGACTTCGATCATAACTTTATCTACTATTTCCGATTCAACCCAAAGTATGTCTTCTTCTAATTCAACAACCTTTTTCTCAAGACTTTTAACTCGGTTTACTAAATTACGAAATACAGCATCTTCCATTAATGTCATACCATTCTCCTAATGTGCTAACGCAACTTTTGACATGTTAAACAACCATTCTGCCGTTTTTGGAATCTCTCTAACCACTGCTCCTTGCGCAGTTATCTCTCTATTTTCATACCAATGCGAAAATGTCTGCAAAATTCCCATTTTAATATTTTCCGGTACTGCTATAGTACCGGCGTATCCTGATTGATAAGTTATAACTACAGCATCTAACCTGTCATCTACAATATCAGGCCATGAATGAGGATCTCGTAACTTTATTAAAGCAGGTTCACAAGAATTATCTACACGATAACTTGTAGAAGCCAGTATTTGAGACGTTCCCGCAGTATCATAATAAGCTATTACACTTCCAGTTGTTGCAGCCCTTACAGGAGAACGCGGCATTGTCAATACATCATTCTTGTCTGTCGCAGTAGAAAAACTTTCAAAAGTCCAACTAAAAGAGCACGGCCCAATACGCCTATTCATAGAAATTTCAGCCGCTGTCTCAGCAGCTTTCAACATCATCTGAATCGCGCTATTATCTGCTGAAGTGTCAATACGCGCATGTAATACAGCTTCATCAGTAGTAACAGCGTACCAAGTACTAGAAGATCCTGTTGTAACTAGCCCCATAGCAATCTCCTTATATAAAAGGCGTGCTACAGAATAGCACTAGTCTCAGGTATTTTCTTTGGCCTACCTCTGCGTTTAGTAGCAGTTTCAGCAGCACTAATAACAGCCTTTTCAACAACTTCTTCAATTGGTACTTCTTCTACTAAAGGACAAGCTTCAGCCCAGCCTACTCGTATAACCTCATTCTTAAGAATAGCGCTCTCCAAGGTTACAATCTGCCCAACATAAAAGTTACCAAAAGCTACTTTTACTTTTATTCTATTACCTTTAAACGCCATACACCCTCCATGTTATAAATATGCGTCTAGCCAGGCTGCCTTCTCTTTTATAAATTAATAGAATAATCGTAAAAACGCCTAGCTAGACACATTTAGTTAATCTTAAACAGTACGAGTAGTGCCAAGCACCCGAACATACTGATTAGTTCCATTGTTTCCAAGTACTCCAGTACTATCCCAAGGAGACTGCTCTGCTCTAGATAAAGTACCGATTACTGAAAATGGTATATTACCAGTAGCAGCCATCGATCTCAATTGAATACCAATAAATCTATTCATTTCAGCGAGGTCAATATCCATACGAGTAGTCCAACCTACCAACGTTGTAGCAACAGGAACTCTAAATGCTCCAGCAGCAGCACCGGCACCAGCAGAACTATCCCAAAAACGAGTAGCTTCTATAACTACCATACCGCCAGTAGTATTAGATGTACTATGGAATAAAGCGCCACTTGTAAATAATCTAGGGCTACCAGCAGAAGTGCCTTTAGAAACATCAATTAACACACTCAAATAGTCATACCCAGCAGTATCAATATTTCTAGCAACATACCCACTAGACGCTCCAGAGCCTGCTGAAGACATCCAAGTTATAGCCGCAGCCCTTTGAAAATCCTGTACCATAGTCACTGTTCGTAGTGATTGTGCATTAATCATATATTTTTCCTTATTTTAACTTATCTACGTTAACTTGAACTAACAATACCACCAGCATCAACACCCCAACCAGTAGTATCCCAAGGAGATTGTTCACCACGACTCAACGCGCCAATTACTGACCATGGTGTACCTAGTCCTGGACTAGTTGATCCAGCAACCGTCCGTAGTTGAGCCCCAATATAACGTTCTCGACGATCAAGATTCATATGAATTACCGCTGTACCCATGCTAACACTAGTAGCTATTGGCATACGAAATAATCCACCACTTGTATCATAAAAGGCGGACGCCAGAATAGGCGTAACACATCCTAAACTTGTGCTACCCGTTCCTTCACGTATCACACCACTTGTAAAGAAACGCTTATTACCACTTGTACCACTCTTACCAGCAGAAATATAAATAGATAAATAGTCATATCCTGCCGTATCAAGAATCTCAAGTCCAAGCTCTCCTGTAGTACCGCCAGAACTAGAAACTAATGTCATAGCAGCACCATCTGAAAAGCCTTGCCCAAACGTATGCCACTTTAAAGTTTGTGCATTAATCATATATTAAATTTCCTTATACTAAATTATTATTATACAAAATTAAGATGTTAATCTAATATATTGATCTACATCATAACCAGTAGAATCCCAAAAATTCTCCTTAAAAATAGGCACTCTACATAATTTACGCAGAGTGCCTATATATCATATATTACACACTATGTAGAACTACCAACCATAGCTACAATCGGGCCTACGACATTTGTAGTCCCAATATCATGACAAACAATGTCAATACGCTCAGTAGCCTTCAACGCAATCTGATCAAGCTCAAAGTATCGTTCGTCAGAAATTTTAACGTTAATACCTCTACGCTCGCCAAAAGTACAAGCCATAGGAAGATTACCATATAGACAAATAACATCATTAGCAATTGCCGCTGAAGTGTCTACTTGTGGTAACACCTGACTAGTTACAATAGGCGCACCATTATACGCATCTACGGGACCTTCCGCAGTTTCCATACGAGTATTACCACCAGCAGCCATCTGAAGACGCCCGAACACAGCTTGCTTGAACATATTAGAGCAATAGAACTTAGCTCCCGGAATCGCATATTCAGGCAATAACGCCATAAGACTTGTCAACGATGTAGCATCAACCGCACCATAGGCTAAAATACCAGTACCGGCACCAGCAGCAGTACGACTATTAACGCCACCCGCCATACGAGCACCAGCAGGATTCTGATATAACGAAACTGTCAATCCAAAAGTACCATGTTGCGATGCAGCACCCGTACCATTAAACGCAATAGTATCTTCCGCAGTAGCAAAACCAATAGCAAACTCTTCTGACATTTTATCAACCATATTTATAATGGCGTCTTCATTCAACTCAGTAGAGAGACGAGACATTGCGCCCCATTTCTTAGCTGTAAGTTGAACTTGATTCCAAGTCTGATCAGACTCCGTAAGCGACGCAACTTAACCTACAACAGTAGCTGTAATACCGCCAAACCTACGAGGAATCAATACAAACTCC